GTCATTACATTAGTATGCTTAAATGTCATTGACTGATCATTTGCTGTACTAAACATAAATGGTGCTAGTGCAAGACCTTGCTGGCCCATTACTATTGCAAATGGTTTCTTAAGTTTGTAACCTGTTTCAGATTCTTCTTCTAATCTACCAATTATTTCTTCACCAGTTGATAGCTTCATTGAAACTACGTCACCGATGCTGTGTGTTTTTTGAATCAACATTATAATGTGTGTCCTGTGCCATTGAAGTTGGTGTCTTCAATGTATTTTAATAATTCTGTGTAGCCGCCAATGTTCTCACCATTGATTTGTATTTGCGGTACACTCCTTGCTCCTGGAACAGCTTCGAGTAAGTCTTCTAACTCTACATCAGTTCCAATCATTTTTACTTCGTAATTCACATGCATTGCATCTAACTTTGCTTTCGCTTTGTCACAGAATGTGCATAGTGGCTTACTCCATACTACTACATTTGTCATAAACTAAATCCTTTAAGTGAATCTTCACTTACGTCTTGTTTAATACCACCAATAACATAAGACTCAACTTCTGTCTCTTGTGGGGCTACCTGCAGGCCTGAACTACTCAACCAATGTGTAGTCCACGGTAATGGGTTAGTGTTTACAGGTTGGTCAAAGATTGCATCTAGTCCTAATGCTTTTAATCGTCTGTTAGCAATATACTCTACATACTGATTAAGAAGTGTTGCATTAAGTCCAATCATTGAACCATCTTTAAACAAGTACTCCGCCCATGCCTTTTCTTCTGCTACACAAGTACGCCACATTTCGTACACTTCTTCTTTACACTCTTTAGCAATCTTAACCATTTGTGGATCGTCTTTGCCATTGCTCCAGTTCTTAAGAACGTGTGTGCTAAGTGCCAAGTGCTGTGCTTCGTCACGTGCAATTAATGAAATAATCTTTGCTGATCCTTCCATTAGTTTTAGTTCGCCAAAACCAAATGTACATGCAAAACTTACATAGAAGCGAAGTCCTTCTAAGATATTTACGTTCATCATAGCCAAGTAGAGCTTCTTTTTGACATCTAGCATACTACCTTCGCCACGATGATTGTAAGCGTCTGCCGCTTCTGTAAATGCATCGTAGTTCTTAGTAACGGCTTCTGCACGTTTTAGAATCTCTTTGTCGTCTAAGATTGTATCAAATACTTCACTTGGGTCTGGATACACATTTTTCATAATATGTGTATACGAACGTGAGTGGATAGTTTCAAAGAAGTCCCAAGTAACAATACAACCTTCTAGCTCAGGCAATGATACATGCGGCAAAAATGCTAGGCATGGACCACGTCCTTGTACGCTGTCAAGTAATGTTTGATACTTTAAGTTTGCTGTAAAGATATGCTTCTGCTCAGGGCGGAAGTTAGCATAGTCTGCTCTATCTTTTTGTAAACTTACTTCTTCAGGACGCCAAAAATATCCAAGCATCGTTTGGTTTAATTTATCAAACACAGGAAACTTGAATACATCATATCTCTGTGTGTTTTGATCTGCTCCGAAGAACATGTTTTGTTTTGTAAAGTCAACCTTATCAGTGTTGAATACTGTTTTTGCCATTTTAAACTTTCCTCTTTCCTATGTAGCTATGCTACTATCTTTTCTATCGTTTGTCAAGAACTAAATTGCACAAGCTTCGCACTCTTCTTCATCGTTCTCAAATTCGCCCTGTGGCAATTCTTCTAGTGGTGCTTCGTCTTCTAGCTCACTAGGATCTGTTTTATAATCATATGTGTTCTGATAGTATGATGTCTTCCAACCTAACTTGTATGTGTTAAGTAGATCACCTATCATTACGCTCATTGGTACTTCGTTATTTTCGAAGTGTGTTGGATTGTAACTCCAGTTGCCGCTAATTGCTTGGTCAAAGAACTTTTGCATTACCGCAACTATATTTATATATCCTGTGTTGTTTGGCATCTCCCATAACAAACTGTAGTGGTTCTTTAGTGTTTGATACTGTGGAACAATCTGCTTCAAAGGACCTTTCTTTGACTTCTTAACTGACAAGAAGCCTCTTGGCGCTTCAATACCGTTTGTAGCATTTGATACAACACTTGAACTTTCGCTTGGCATTTGTGCTGACAGCGTTGAATGACGTAGTCCGTGCTCTTTAATGTCTGTGCGTAGAGCTTCCCAGTCATAGTTTAGTTTGTTTTCTACTACGTCATCGACATCTTTCTTGTATGTGTCAATTGGTAGTATGCCATCTGCATACTTAGTACGGTTAAAGTATTCGCATGCACCACGCTCTTTTGCAATAGTATTACTTGCTTTTAACAAATAGTACTGGAATGCTTCTGTTAAATCGTGTACTAATTTCCATGCTTGTTTGTCATCATATTTAACATGATTCTTTGCAAGGTAGTGTGCTAGTCCAATATAACCTACACCTAATGAACGCCTTGCTTTTGTGCTAATCTCTGCCGCTTTAATTGGGTACTTCTGATAGTCAATAATTTCTTCTAATGCTCTAACAGCAAGTTCGCATAATTCTCCTAAGTCATCTAAGTTTCTTAGTGTACCTACATTAATAGCACTTAGGATACACAATGCAATTTCACCTTCTGGATCATCAATGTGGTTAAGTGGCTTTGTAGGTAATGTAATCTCTTGACACAAGTTACTCATGTATACTGTGTCTTTGAATGAACTATGTGTATTTGCGTGGTCTACATTCATAATGTATATACGCCCTGTCTCTGCACGTTCTTTTACTAATGCACTAAACAAGTCCATTGCTGAAATAGTTTTCTTTTTAACACTAGTAGCACGTTCATACTTTTCATATAGTTCTTTAAACTTGTCTGCATCACCAAAGTATGATTCGTATAAGCCTGGAACATCATGCGGCGAGAAAAGAGTTATATCACCACCAGATAACAATCTTTCATACATAGTTTTGTTTAACTGTATACTGTAATCTAATTTACGTACACGATTATCTTCAGTACCTTTGTTGTTCTTTAGTACAAGAATATCTTCAATCTCTTGATGCCAAAAAGGGAAGTGCGTAGTTGCACTACCACCACGTACACCATTTTGTGTACAACAACGTACTGTTGATTCAAACTTCTTTAAGAAAGGAATGATACCAGTGTGCGCCACTTCGCCGCCACGTATTTTAGCGTTGACCCCGCGAATTCTACCAGCATTAATACCAATGCCAGCACGTTGAGCTGTATAACGACCAATAGCCATATCAGAAGCAAAAATGCTATCCAAAGTATCGTCGCTGTCCACCAGTACACACGAAGCAAACTGTTTGACTGGCGTTCGAACCCCCGCCATAACGGGCGTTGGGATATTGATTTTAAAAAGTGAGGTCGCATCGTAGTATCTCCTTACGTAGTGCATACGTGATTCTTCTGGGTATCTTGCAAATAGTGTTGCTGCGATCATCATATACATAAATTGTGGAGTTTCAAATATCTCACCATTTGAACGATCCTGACAAAGATATTTGTCAACTACTTGGCGTAGTCCTGCATAGGTAAAGTTCTCATCACGCTTGTGCTTAATGTAACTATCGAGTGTTGCTATTTCTTCTGCTGTATATAGGTCTAGGATTTCTTTATCATACACTTTACGCTCAATATTGCGATCAATGTTTTGCTGTAATGTAATTGCATTATACTCGCCGAACACATCTTTATTAACACCATAACTTAATAGTCTAGCGGCGGCATATTGATAGTTAGGAGCATCTAATGAAATAAGATCATTTGCACTTCGTACAAGTATCTCTTGGATTGCTGTTGTTGCCATGCCATCATAAAATTGTAAATTAGCATTCATCTCAATCTGACTACTACTAACACCCGCTAAGCCTTCACAAGCAAATTCTACTACCTTGTGTATTTTATCGATGTTAATAAATTCTTTGTCGCCGTTTCTTTTGATGATTTGTATGCCGTTGGACATGTTGTTCTCCTGTTCCTATTAAGTTTATTATTTATTGCTGACGCGGCATTGTATAGACACGTTGCGAAATTATTTCTTCTGGTAGATCCGAAGCTGAAATATGACTCTCGTCATCATACCCAATTACTCTATCTTGAATCATTAATAGATAAAAAGTCTCGTTCTTCTCTCTATCTATACAGATATGTATCTCTACCAATTCCTCTTTAAAGCGTTCTGTTAACTGTAGTGAATAGCACATTCCTAGTACAGTACAGAAGGTACAATACTGATTTTCATGAATTAGCTCCCACGGTTGAGGCCACATCTTTTGGTCCCAAGGGTCAGTGTGTATACTTACTCTTGGAACATGCTGATATGCATCTATGGTGTGCTGTAGTGGATCCGGGTGTGCCTCGAGCTCCTCTCGGAAATCGTGCCACGATTGCAGCCTCTTCTCATATTTTTCTTCAAACATACGTCTAACTTCGTGAACGTATTTTAAATGTTAATTTTCCTGAGTCGAGTTGATTGGTATACTTTACCTGGGCACTCCACGCACTCTCTAATTCGTTTAGTGTTGCACTAAAGAGCAAACTTTCTCCTAAACTATCTAGTCCACTTATGTCGTAATCATCCATTATACTAACGCTATTGTTCTCTCTGTTTACAAATACGGTCAACGTACCTGATCTCGAAAACACAATGCCAGTTCTGTCTGTTTTATACCAGTAGTCAATATCAAATGACTTAGTAGTATCAGCAGCCAATCTAAACAAAAGTTGTGGTGTGCCAATTTGGGCAAGGTCAACTTGTTCAGTGTACTCGTGTTCATAAAACGCAGGTCCTTCAACCTCTGGAATATATGGTTTACTAACTATATACGCCTGATTAATACTTAAATTATACGTTCTATCAAACTCATTGTCAACTGAAATATTGCCTGATTCTCCAAATTTTATTATACTGTGAGCAACAGTTGTTTCACTTCCGCCATTATTACCAACACTAGGACCAAATCTGTTATTGATGCTAGAATTACGTGTACCATTTGCAATGTGAATTGCCTGTTGCTCTATGGTCTCAAAGTAACACTCTCTAATGTTGTTGTCGGTTGCGTTTGCTTGGCCAATTGTAGGTGTTACACCTAGTTCAATTGCCTTAGTAATGTTGAAGAACTTGCATGAGTCTATTTCATTACGTGATATGTTATGGTTGCTTACTATAGCTTTACCTATAGAAACAAACTCACAATCAATAAATCTATTAAACTCTGCTCGAACAGCATCACTTTTACTTCTTATCTGAACAGCAGGATTAGTTGCTGTATTTGTTAGTTTAGTACCTTCAAATTTTACATTCTCAAAACGGCTATCGCGACAGCTATTTAAAACTAGTAGTGTGCCGTCTTCTGATTCTGTTTGAAGTGTACAATCTTTAAATGAAATGTATCTTGCACTGTTTGCATAAGACATTGTTGGATCTTGATACACAACAGTATTAGATATTACGCCGTCATAGGTTGTATCACTTGATATAGTTTGAAACATTGTAAAGTCGCCTGTCTTAATAAAAACAGTTTTCTCTTTACCTGCTCCAACTATAGTTGCGTAAGGTGGTATGTGTATTGTTGAACTTATTCTATATATGCCTGGCTCAACATGCAATACTACTCTACTCTGTGGGTTATTACGTGTTGCTCCGTTTAGGAATAATTCATATAATGCTTTTTGTAACTTGGTTGTAACGTCTGATCCGTCACCTGCACAACCAAATGAACGAACACTTACGATGTCATCTAGTCTATCATTGAGTGTACGCTCTACAGCAATACCTTCACCAGTGTCAACACTACCACGCTTGTATGCATATGTGCCAACTAAACTAAACAAATCATCGTGTTCTGTAAGTACTTTTGAGTTACCTACAAACGGAGCACCTTCTGCAACACTACCGTTGCCTATGTAAAGTTCTTGTCCGTCAACCGCCCAGCCAAATTCTCCGCCAGCAAGTTGTGGAATACCCGATCCTTGATTTGCTTGTCCTCTACGGACTTGTATACGACTGATTTGTACTACGGCCACTATGCTCTCCTAAGTTACTTTCTATAATGTATTTATGCTTGTTTCTCATAATACATTTCGCAACGCTTCCACCACTCTTGAGCCCAATCGTCAAACTCATCTGGCCATATATCAAACTGTTGATATTCTAGATCACGTGAACACATAAAGATATGTCCTTCGCGTATGTCTGTGCCGTGTACTTCGTTGTGTCCTAGTGCATAGGCTGTAAGTTGTAGATAGTAATCATATACCCACTCAGGCTTCTTAGGTTTGTTAGTTTGTTTGAAGTCCATTATACAAGGCTGACCTTTATATTGTCCTACTAAGTCAGTTGTACCTGCATAGATTCCTGGAACATAAAGCGGTACTTCGCTACCCCATATCTCATCTACATCGCCCATTGCTTCGTCACGTATAACGCTTGCCATAGCATGTGCTTTCTGTGCATATGGATTGCTTCCGCAAGTAGGCCATTCGCCAAACTCAATATAATCTTCTAAGTATTTGTGCATACGTGTACCCACGCCTGCAGCTTCAGTTACAATCTCTTGTGCTTTCTTTTCGCCTACACGCTTACGCCATGCAATCAAGTGCGACTTATCTTTTGTAGCGTCAAGTATAGTTGTTACACTTGCTACAGGTACACCACCTGGTGCGGCATACTTACGTTTACCGTTGACTTCAACTCGCTTGAGTCTTTCGTATTTGTATTTTTCGATGATTAGTGACATATAATATATAGGTTCCTTTAGTGTATTGTACTACAATAACTGTGGAAAGTCAACCTATAAGTCGCTTAGGTCAGTTGCTCTTTTTGCCATGTCGCCAACTGTGTCAGCATTGCTAGGCTCGGTGCCACCTACTTGATCCATTGAGCTATCATTAATAGTTACCCCTTGTGGGTCAAACTTAACTAGCTTTTGGAGTTGTGCGTTTTGATCGTATGTTGCTTTAAATGTATTGTAATCAAACTGTGGAACGCCTGCTTTTTTCATATAGCCGTTGAGCGTATCCCACGTGATAGTGGTTCCAGGTTTAATTGTTTTGATTATTTGTACTAGCGTACCAGAATCGTCTAATGCTTCGGCTACTTTAGCTTTTTTTTTGAACGCTCTACTGACTCACGCTTTTCCCGTCCGGC